ATGATTAAAGAAATAAATATTATAAATAGTGACATAGTTTTAAATTCTTTACGTATTTTAATTATGATGGCTAAGTTTGAAACAAAAAAATCTACGAAAATGAATGTAGATACTATAATGCTATATGATTTTTATATGAAATTTCCTCAAACAATGATTAACTCTATGAATATAGATAAACATAAAGAAGAAATGGACTTTAATGAATATTATTCTTACTATCATTGGCATCCAGATAGAGATGAATATTATTTGTTTTTAAAATATTTGCTAGGGAAAGAACTAATTAATAAAAGAAATACAGGAAATGAATTCTGCTATGAGATTAATTCTAGAGGGAAAAATGTAATTAGTAAACTAAGCACTAATTATGCCAAGAAACTTAATCAAAGTGCTGATTATATTAGAAAAGAATTGTCAAAAAAAAGTAATAAACAAATCGAGGAAGCTATTTTAATTTATTGTTTAAATAAAGGGTAGGGATTGATTACATATGAATAAAAGAATAGTTCTAGAGAAACTTACACTTATAGGATTTAGAAAAGATTATGTGATTAAGTTTAAAAAAGGGTTGAATTACATATCTGGTCCAATGTCCACGGGGAAATCTTCCATAGTAGAAATGATTAATTATGCCTTTGGAAGTGAAAAACATAAAAATTATATTGAGATTAAAAATAGCTGTAGTGATGTTCAATTAGAGTTTTATATTGGAGATGAGAAGTTTAAAATTATTAGGCCATTATTTGATTTTGAACGGCCTATAAAATTATTTTGTTGGGAGAAAGATAAACAAGAATACAAAAAGGAATTTAAGCTTTTGGAAATAGATTCACCCAAAAATGAAAAATCATTATCAGCTTTTTTATTAAAGCAATTGAGTCTGACAAATATTATTGTAGCAAATCAGCCTTTTAGTTTTCGAGATTTGTTTAAATATAGTTATATAAGCCAATCACAAATTGATTCCGAGAATCTTCTGCAAGAAAAAACTTGGGGGCCAAATATTAAAAGAAAACCAACCTTTGAAATAATATTTAACATTTATGACGAATTATTAGGTGCATTAAAGCAAAATGAGAAAGACAAAATAAAAGAGATTAACTTATTAAAGACTAAAGAAAGCGGAGTTTATGAGTTTTTAAAAGAATTAAAGTTTTTAGATTTAGAAGAACCGCATGAAAAAAAAAGGATACTTAAAAATTTATTATCTTCCAAGAAAGAAGAGCTGCAAAAAATAAAAAATGAAGGTAAGTTTGATGATAGTTTTACAATGGAATTGGAGAAGGATATTATAGGATGTAAAGAAAAAATAAGTAAACTAGAAATAAATACCAATGAAAAAACATTATATATTAATAAATTAATTTTACTAAGAAATCAATATACTAGTGAAATTGATAAAATTGAGTTCATTATAGAGGGTGGTATAGCTTTAAGAGGTTATACTTTTCAAGCGTGCCCTTCTTGTCTTAATGAATTGGTAGAAAAAGAAGGCTGTAGTTTATGTGGCAGTGAATTGGATAGTTTATCAGATCAGGAAATAAAGGTTTTTAAAAGTGAACTAAGAAGGTTAAAAATAAAATTTAAAAATATAGTTCACTTCATAGAAAAGCAAAATATTCAATTGGAAAACCTTATTACAGAAAAGGAAAATACAGAGTTAGAATTAAATCGTATGCAAAGAAGGATTGACGATCTTAGAAACCAATATATTAGTCCTTTTGTTGAACAAATTGAATATATTAATTTTCAAATAGGAGATATTAATAATGAGATTGAACAATTAGAAAAGAATCTAATTGTTTATGGGCATTTGGCTAATTTAAGGAAAAAAATATTTGATGAGGGAATTAATTTAGAAAAGATAGGAGATGAAATTGCAAAAAAAGAAGAAGCTTTAGTGACAAAAGAAGATATTATTAAAAGTTTGAACACAAAATTCAATGGAATTTTAGAAGGGTTTTGCTTTCCAAAACTTAGTAATGCTTATATAAAAGAATCGAATTATCTTCCGTATGTTAGAGGTGTAAAATATGATCAAATCGGAAGTCTTGGGGCTGTAACGATGATTACAATAGCTTATTTTCTTGCAATTGTATTACAAGAAACAAATAATAAAAATCATACAGGATTATTAATTATTGATTCACCGAGAAAAAATTTAGGAGCCGATGCTAAAAATGATGATGAATTTAAAGATGAATCAATATTTAATTCAATAATAAAATATTTTATCCAAGTTGGTAAGGATAATGAAGAAGAAATTCAATTAATAGTTATTAATAATGGTTACCCAAAATTTTTAAATAAAAAAGATTTGATAATAGAATTTGATGGTGTGGGTACAGGAAAGCTACCATACGGTTTAATAGATGATATAAAAGGATAAATTGAATTAACGTCAAACGTACCTAATGCTTTTTTTATAAACATTTTGTTATGCGCTCTTTATTTGGTAAAAGTAATATAAAACCAAACAAATACACGCCGAAGCGTGTTCTTGTTTGGTTTTATTTATTTTCCTTTTGCATTATAAACTCCCAAAAACGTTGTAGCTCCTCACGTTTTTCAGGGGAGGCCTCTTTAATATCTTTGAACCAGAGACCCAGTTCAGGGTCATTTATCATGTTATCTATATCAAATGACTTAGTTTGCTTACAATCAGATACTCTGCCTAATAAAAAATCAGTAGAAACAGAAAAAAGATTAGCTATCTTTAAGATAGTCTCCATAGGTGGTTGTTTTGTGTCATTTTCATATGCAGTATATGTAGTACGAGCGACACCGAGTTGATTAGCTACATATGTTTGGGTCCATTCAACGTTTTCTTTCTTTTTTTCTTCTCGTAAACACTTCAGTTTTTTACCAAATGTATTCAAAGTAGTCACCACCATAATATTTAAATCTTCCTTTTTATTATAAACGAATTTTTGTGTTACTAATAGTAACTAAATTAATTGTTCCTTTTAGTAACTTTTTTGTTGATTTGTTCCTTTGGGTAACTTATAATCTTGTTAAGATGTTCTTTAAAGTAACAAGGAGGTTATAATCTTGAGAGAATGGTTAAAAGAATTTAGATATGTAAAAGGTTACACACAAGAGGATATTGCAAATAAATGCAAAATATCTAGAAGTTATTACACTCACATTGAAAATGGAAGAAAAACACCTTCAGTAGAAATAGCTAAAAAAATAGGTGGGAGTTTAAATTTCAATTGGACAATTTTTTTTGGGAATTTATGTTCCTTAGAGGAACATAAAATTAAGTAACGAGGTGATATGCATGATAAACTTTGACATCGAATCATTCCGACAAATTATCCGGGAAGAAGTACAAAAAGCAACTGAACATCTTCAACCAATGAAAGAATTACCACCATTTTTAACTATTACAGAATTAATGGCATTATTACATATTAAACGCACTAAAGCATCTGAGCTATTAAACCGTTCTGATTTTCCAGTATGTCGCGAAGCAGGAGTTCTTATTCCTACACACCTTCTTTTTAAATGGATGGAAAATCACACTGAATGGATAGAAAACAATACTGAGTATTACAATCCATTTAAAGAGTCCGTCTAATAGTAAATTACCATAGTAAGTTGTCACAAATAAATATTGCTTTAGGTACGAATGGGGGAAGTAAACGATGTCCATAGGAAAAGAAGTTGCTATGGCACGCAAGCGAAAGGGAATCACCCAAGAACAACTCTCCTTAGAAATCCCCGTGAGTCGTGAGTCACTAGCAAAATATGAAACTGAACAACGACGGTTACCAGAAGATTTACGAAAATGTATTACTGAAGGAATTGATGATCCACAGTTGTTTTTTAAAATGTGGAGTGAAGCAACAGGTCATGTAAGTGTCCCATTCTTTAATGGAGAGCATATAGATCTTCATCCTACAAGTATGAGATATATGGTTTATCAAGAGACAAATGAAGCTTTGGAACAACTCGATACATTATGTTGGTTTAAACCTTCACAAGCTTGGTCCGAAAGTGAGAAAGAGGATTTGAAAAAGGTAATGCATGAAATCTTGGATGCTACAGGTTCAATGATGAGCCTCGTAGCGGTCCTATGTGATCAATATGGTATTTCAATGAAAGAAGTCTTTAAGTACTGGAAAGTATCATTACGAGCTAGGAAGTATATAAAAGCTTGATTTAATTATTTTATTGAGGAGGTTTAAGTTATGACGATTGATTATGCAAGTCCAACTTTAAATCAATATAAAGCTCTAATTCGTAAGGAAGCAAATTTATATGGTGATATTCGAATTGCATCAGTTTGTGGAGACTATAGGAAAGCAAAAAACTTAAAGCAAGAGAAGAAGTTGATGGAGATAAGGATTCGAATTATAGAAGCAGCGTTCGTTTTGAAAAACAAAAATAAAAAAGAAAAGACTACCGCATAGCACGCGATAGCCAAGAAAATTAACATATGAATTATAGCATACTTCAATTTAATGCGACAAGCAATTGTGCTTGTCGTTATGATCAGAAAGGCTGAGCCCCCATCTTTTAATAGATTCTGCTTTTTCTTTCTGTTCATAACGATGCGTACAGTATCAAATTACTAGAAATGAGGAATAAGTCATGAAATCAGAATGTAATCGTCTGTTTGATTTAGTTCTACCAGGGGATTTTACCTTTGCAAATGAATTACATAATTGCATGGTTACATGTCTTCATAATCTGTTCAATGCTGAATCGTCGGATGAAGCAAATCGTTGGGAGATGGAATTAAATCGATGTACACAGGAGTTTAAAAGTCTACGTAATGCAAAAGAGGAACATGAAATATCTAAGAGTTATCGTGTAGTTATTAAAAGGTTTCAAGAAAAGGGGATTAACGCATCATTAGTTAGTCGTAAAAAATAAAAAATCTATCACTTTGCAGAGTGATAGATTTTAGACTCTTATAGAGAGCCTTTCTAAAAATAGAATTGGATTAAGTATATCAAAGCAAATCAAGTAAAACAATGGAGGATGAATAATATGGCAGTTTATAGACCTGTTCAAGTTTCATATTGGCAAGATGCGTTTGTTTTAGATCTTACACCGGAGGAGAAATACTTCTACTTATACTTAATGACTAATAGCAAAACTTCTCAGAGTGGTATCTATGAGCTTCCATTACGAGTGATAGAAATGGATACAGGGTATAACCGTGAGACTGTTGAGAAGCTGCTAGAGCGGTTTGCTGATTACGGGAAAATTCATTACAACAAAAAGACGAAAGAAATTATGTTGATTAATTGGCTTAAATTCAATGCTATTACAAATATGAATATTGAAAAGTGTGTGTTAAAAGAAATCCAGAATATTAAGTGTGAAGATTTTTTAATTGATTTTTATGAGACATGTTTAGATTTAGAACAGCAGCAAGATTTTAAAATTCCTCGTATTAAGGAATACTTCCAAGCTCGTTTTGAGTGGCTTATAAGGGGCTTCGAAGACCCTATGAAGGAAAAAGAAGAAACAAAAACAGAAACAAAAGAAAAAGAAGAAACAAAAACAAAAGAAGAAGCAGCAAGCTGCTCAAGAGATAAAAAAGTTGCAGAAGAAAATCCAATAGCATTTTATGAGCAAAACTTTGGAGTTCTTAAACCATTTGTGGCTGAAGGGATTAATGCGTGGATTGAAGATTTGAATGCACAGCTTGTTATCAAAGCAATGAAAATAGCTTTAGAAAAGAATGCACCTAATATGTCTTATGTACAAGGTATTTTAAGAGATTGGCATGCTAAGGGGTATAAGAGTATTACTGATGTTGAAGCTGCACAAACTCAATTCCGTAAGAAATACCAGTCTCGTGGTGGGAGTAGTAATGCTCGAAAAGAAATTGTTCCTGATTGGTTACATACTCAAGATACGGAAACACATTCTCAGTCAGTAGAGCATAGTAAAATCGAATTAGAAGCTGAACGGAAACGTTTAGAACAAGTGTTATCTAAATATAAAAAAGAGGCTTAGGAGGATTGTAATGCCAAAGCAGTTAACAATATTTGATGTTGAGCCTGTAGTAGCATTCGATACTGAGAAAGCACACATTCATCGATTAAATTCTAAAGTTCGTTTTACGGATGTAGTTGTTCAAGTACCAAAGCAAGTAAGAGCTACTGATGAATTAAAACCAACAACAGCGCCAAATGATCAGTATGAATTATTTGAGGAATATACAATTGGAATTTGGAGATTTAAGCGAGTGGAAGATAAGCAGTTCGATTGGGAAGAAGCGGAGGAGCTTTGCAAGTCTGCGAGAGATAATAAAGAACCGATTTCAATACGACTTTATTTATCATTAGAACAATCATTTATTCCTGATAATGTTGTGGAATATCTATAACAAAATAAAAAAGTCGAGATTGCTCCCGACTTGCTTCGACAAAATAATCATAACATACGGGAGTGGTCTTAATGGGAATTATTAAAGAAAATCTTGTAGAAATGAAAGCTGAAATAGATTTGAAAATAAACGGAATATATGTTGTTAAAAATGGTCAGGTCCAACTAATAGAACCACCCCAAGGTGGATTTGGTGAACAATCATTTGTATATCAAAGTGGAAAAGTAATTCGTATGGAAGAACGAAAAACACAGTTATTATAATCGAATTTGAATTTTATAAAAATAAATATTGAGGATAACCCTTATAAATAAGGGCTCCACTCTCAAAAGGATGAGAGTGGAGCCTGTGGATGAAATTACTGAGTTCTTGGGATGGTGAACACCAGCACATAAATAATATCATGAGTATTCAGAAAAAACATTGAGTAAATGTTTACGATTATTCAAATAATAGTAAATTAGTTTGAAACGAACAAAAGCGTTATTTTAATCGAAAAAGAGAATACGAACATGAAATAAGACCGTCCCCTTTATAGGAACGGCTGTACAAATATCATGTGCTGGAGGTTGCTCCAAATGGCATAAGACGTTTTCTCTAAACATTATAGACAAGAATATTTACGATTATACGCAAAAACGGCAGGCAACCGATTAAGTTACCTGCCATGTCCTGAAAAGATACGGAGGAGAGAGCTCCGATTTGAAAGAGTGAAGCCGGTGGGAAGTCGGCTTGCAGGTAGTATGTGTAATATAAAAAGGATTATTCGTAAAGGAGAATGGGAGATGGACAAACAAAAACGCATTGAAATCGTGAATTCACTTATTAAGTATCTTGCAGATTATGAGAGGGAGTTCTTTCGTTACAAGGATAGAACAGCACATTTTAAGCATGATGGTAGAAATCTATGGTTCATTGATCATGGCACGAATGTTCCGATGCGTATGACAAGAAGTTCTTACATGAACAAGAAACAGGAACATAATTTCTCTGGTGGCGGAACAATGTGGGGATTAATCAGAGATTTCACGGACTTTATATTTGGTAATGACAATTCGAACGGTAGAAATGGTTATGGAGGATTGTACTGTACTCATTGGGGTTGGTCAGAAGAAGGAATGGAAAAGATGCGTGAATATGCACGGGAAATCGGATATTTAAAAGCTTCATAAAATAGTTAATTTAATAAAAAAAGCAGTTCACTTTTTGAACTGCTTCCTAATAGAGTTCTGGTTATGTAATTTAGATGAAGATGCTACTTACTAGGGATAGAGCTCCTAGCAAAATTAGAGAATCAACTAAAATCAAGAACTGGTTTTTCTGTGGCTTTTTCAATTCCTTTATTAAGCTAAAAACTGCACTCAATCCGAAACAAATGTATAACAAAATCATTATTGTTTCTGACATAATTAACACTCCTAATATATTGATAATTTAATTATATAACGAAAAACATTTGTATGTAAGTTTTTAACAAAATTCTTATTTTAAAGCTAAAGAGTGCCTTGTAGTGCGCTCCTTATGCCTACTAATTATAAATGTTTATATTTGATCTTAGATTTCTTGCTTGGAAATAAAATACTCTTAAACAAAGTTTAGATAGACAATACAGCCCATAATTACAATATAAAACAATGCACAAAAGAAGATTAAAATGTATTTTAATGTCTTGTTCATATTAGTACCGTCCTAAAAGAGGATTATTTGGATTTTAATATGGTATGTAAAAAAGGTGCATTTATACAAGGGAAGGGTAGCTAGCAAAAGTAAATAAAATCTTTATTTAAATAAAAAGAGCACTAATCGTGAGCGCTCCTTATACCTCATTATAACGACAGTGACGAACTCACATTATATAGAAAGGCACTATTATTGTATGTCAGAGTATGAGATTAGTGAATAGATATAGATAAAATCTTTATTCAAAAATTAAAGAGTGGTTTTTAAGTGGCTCTATGACTAAGAGTTATTTTAAATTTTTTATGGTTTTGAAGTATTTAAGCAATAATTTTGTTTAAGACTAAGATATTTTCTCATTAGTAATACCGATTTGCTTCAGTAGACATGGCAATCGCTTTTGTTTCATGAACTGTACCATAGGGATGTTCTGGAGGTGCATATATAGAGTAAATTTTAAGTGGTTTATTCCCCATATTAATTACATTATGCCATTTTCCAGCAGGTATCATAATTGCATAGTCATCATAGACCATTTCTTGAAAATCTAATTTATCTTTGTTATCACCCATTTGAACGAGTCCTTGACCCTCTTCAATACGTATGAATTGATCGGTTGTAGGGTGTACTTCTAAACCTATGTCATCACCAACATTAATACTCATTAAAGTTACTTGTAAGTTTTTTCCTGTCCAGATAGCGGTTCGGTAAGTATTGTTTTGTTTGGTGGCTTGATTAATATTCAATACAAATGGTCTAGCTCCATAATCTGTTAATCTAACATTTTCACAACAAGGATTCCGGTTGTGGTCCCAAGCATTATTGTTGTAACTGTAATAATAAGGATTCCAACCGTAAATCCAATTATTGTTATTCCAGATGCTATCCATTGAGCTTTGACATTGATAATAACGTGGATTATATTGCATATCCAAGCTCCTCTCATGATTTTATCATTTACTGTTTATCCTATGCTGTTGTCTATTTATAGGAATGCAGAATAAGAGGAAATGGGCAGTAATAAAAAATATAATCAAACGTTTTTATTTTTTCAGGAAAAATAAAAGAACCCGTCTTTTATAAACGGATTCTTCCCACAAGGTCTGCAAGAAATTCAAGGTAACTGGACCAGAGCAACCTGTGGAATTCCTTGTGATAATATTGTATGCCAAAGAATCAGTAAGGTTAATGAAATCTAAACAAAATCTTATTTTAAAGCTAAAGAATGCCTTGTAGAGCGTTACTTATGCCTAATTATAAATGGTTATGTGCGATCTTAGATTTCTTGCTTGGAGGAATAAAATGCTCTGAAACAAAGTTTAGATAAATAATACAGCTAATTATGGCAATATAAAACACTACACAAAAGAAGGTTAAAATGTATTTTAATGTCTTGTTCATATTAGTACCGTCCTAAAAGAGGATTATTTGGATTTTAATATGGTATGTAAAAAAGGTGCATTTATACAAGGGACGGATAGCTAGTACAAGTAAAACAAAATCCTTATTTAACAACAAATAAAAAGAGTGCATTTTTATATGCGCCCTTAGTAAGGTAGGTGAATGTTTCATGAGATATAGAAAATCTAAAAAATCGTAATCAGATTTTCACGAGTAAATTTTTAATATTGTATGCCTTACATGGAATTATGGAGCCTGTCATTAAATAATAAAGAGCGCCTTGAGAGAAAGGCGCTCTGACTAAAACTAATGTTGAAAAAGAATACCCATAATATTGTATGTATGTATGTATGTATGTTTTTGATTTAGGTGCGAGATTAAATAAAATCTTTATTTAAATATAAAGAGCGCTTTAAAAAGCGCTCTCTGACGAAGATTTTTAATAGAAAATAGGTGTCAGCTCACAAGGCTTAATTTGTAAGCATGAATACATGTGCAGCCCATATTAATATATGTATTTTCTTATGAAGTGTGAAAAAACATATATAACAAAATCGTTATTTTAATTAAAAGAGCAGCTAGCAAAAGCTAACTGCTCGGTACTCCAAGGGAGAAAGTGATTATTTACTATGTAAATTACATCAATTTCTTTGTTAACAAATATGTAAACCCTATGAAAATCAAAAAATTGAACGAAATCAAAAAGATATTTTTTTGAGGCTTTTTAAACTCTTTTATCAAAGTAGCGGATGCACCAACTACTACAATGATATAAATAATGATTCTTAATGTATCAGGCATATTTAGCACTCCTGTTAATTAATAAATTGTATTATACAGGAATTCGTTTGTGTATTAAGAAGTAACAATAAGATTTAAACAAAATAATCCTTTTGTAGTGAAGGTGAAATTCAAAAAGGGCCTGATGTGAGAGAACAGGCCCTTTACAAAAATTGCATATGAGGAAAATCAATGTCAACAGTATAGTATCAACAAATGAGACTTAATTCCAGATGTTAAGTATTGAGAAATAAAAAATATTTAACGTAACAAAGTGGTTAACTTTATGAGCTAACCACTTGTTACACAAAAGAAAATTAGGCCCTACAAGTAATAGTTGTGTAACTTAAAGTTACAGTTATAGTGTAAGCAAGATTGGAAATGTTATATGAAAGTAATTCGGTTAAAAAGTTTCATTTGGTCATAAATAAAAGAGCAGCTAACAAAAGCTAGCCGCTCTAAACAGGGATGTGTCTCTAGATGTAGTTTTAATATAAACAGAATGTTGAGTTTTATTCATGGGGAGAGAGAAATGGGCTTGAAAACAGAATATAGTCCGGCTAGAAAACTAGAGGACACCAATTTTTAGAGCAGCGATAAAGCTGTTTTAAGATTTGGTGTCCTCTTTATTTTTGAAAGGGGATGTGGGGAATGAAGGTATTAAAAGATCAATTACGTGAATGGAAAAAGCAATCGAACCAATCGAAAAAGAAAAATAAGAAAAAAGGAAAAGAGAAATTTAGTACTCGTGAAATTGAAGATTTAATGGGGATACATAGACCTTGCTATGAACGAAGACGTGGAGCAATAAGACAAAAGTAATTTAAAAATAAAAAGGAGTGGTCTTACATGACTAAACAATTATCTTTCTTACCAAAAATCGATAGAACGGCGACACAAGAGGAATTAGAAGGTGTGTTGGAAAGCATACGTATACATAGACAATTTGGGATGATGCGTAAAGAAATGAAAGTCACTCCTTCTTATGAAATACGTGAGCATGGTCCTACACATACAGTTGGAAAACCATTAGAAGATGTTGCTATAGTAAATATTCAACAAAGCAAAAGAGAAGAGTGGCTTGAAAAAATGTCATTACGTATTGATCAGTTTCTAAATCGATTAGGAAACGGACGTGCAGGAAGTATTCAAAGAGATATTATTTATAAACGTTATTTAGAAGAAGAGGATGTGTGTGACTACATGGTTTATAACGAGATAGGGATGTCAGAGCGCACTTATCGACGTTGGAAGTCTAAAGCGTTTTATAAACTTGCTTTTGCACTAGGATTAGAAGTTTATGAGACAGAAGAAACTGGAGGTAATAAATAATGAATTTTGTTCAACCGATACGTGATCCAGAGCAAATACAACAAATTAAAGAATATCTAAAAGAAAAGAATGAACGCAATTATATTTTGTTTGTAATGGGAATTAATACTGGTCTACGTATTAGTGATATTTTAAAACTGAAGGTTGGAGATTTAAATGGCAGCCATATATCAATGCGTGAAATGAAGACAGGTAAGCAAAAACGTATTCAGATTACTGCAGCATTAAGAAGAGAGTTAAAGTGGTACATTGAAGATATGGAAGACTATGAGTATTTAATTAAGAGCAGACAAGGAAAGAATCGACCAATCGGAAGAAGCATGGCATATAAAATACTTAGTACCACAGCAGCAAAGTTTGGTTTAGAAGAGATTGGGACACATACATTACGTAAGACATTTGGATATCATATGTACATGCAGACAAAGAACATAGCTTTGCTGATGGAGATATTCAATCATTCAAGTGAACGAGTAACGTTAAGGTATATAGGAGTAAACCAAGATGCAATGGATAAAGCAATGACTAGGTTTAAAATCTAATCATTGCTTTTTTTGTTCAAGGATAGCAACACATGCTTATCGACTTAAGAACAGAAATTTACGCTTGAACATAAAATCAAATTTAGATGAGCAAAGCTATTTCAAGTGAATAGAATCCACTCTTTAAGAATACATAAAAAATATATATACAAGCGTAGTCTAATCACTACATCATTGGCGAAAGTAGAATTCTATAAATTTTGGAGGAAGAGATATGCAAAAAAAGGTTCTCCTGTTTACAGATTTAGGGATTGATGATGCGTTTGCTATACTCTACACCTTTTTTCGTAAAGACATTCAACTTGTAGGAATCGTGGCCGATTATGGAAATGTATCAAGAGAAAATGTAATAAGAAATATTAACTATTTAAAGTACATTGCGGGAAGAGAAGAAATACCTGTATTCCTTGGTGCTTCTGTACCGTTGACAGGTATATTGACTCAGTATTTCCCTGAGGTACATGGAAAAGTTGGATTAGGGCCTATTATTCCACCTGAAATTTCATATCCAGTTTATCCTTTAAATGATATTTATCAAATTATAGAATCGAATTTAGAAGAACTTACAATTATTAATTTAGGAAGACTTTCTTCGCTAGCTACAACTTTTGTATTGAATTTAGAAACAATGCGAAATGTAAGAGAATGCATTTGCATGGGGGGAGCTTTTTTCTATCCAGGTAACGTAACTGCTGTGGCTGAAGCTAATTTTTACGCAGACCCTTATGCAGCAAACTTAATTCTGCAACATGCAAAGAACTTGACAATTATTCCTTTAAATGTGACCCAACATGCGATTGTTACACCCGAAATGGTCCAGCAAATTGATGCATTTCATCGGAGTACACAGGATCTTGCAGGACTCATCATCAAACCTATGTTAGATTATTATTATAATTTCTACTCCAAGTCTAATCCTGGTATAAGTGGAAGTCCTATGCATGATTTTGTAACGGTGTGGTATTTGCTGAATCAAGAGGCTGTTAGTCTTTCAAGGGTACCCATTAAAGTGATTCCTGATCAAGGGGAAGGATTTGGTCAAAGCATTGCAGACTTTCGTTTTGTTACTAATCCAGGCTATAAAACGCATAATGTAGCTTTTCAGTTTGATTATGAATGGTTCAAGAAGGATATTATGGAAACGTTCCTAAAGAAGAGAGTGTAACAGACTTTATTAAGTTCAGATAATACGGATTATATGAATGAAATATCACTGCACTTCACGTACAAGAATTCGACTTTTTAGGTTAAAATTCGTCTAACATACATAGCTTCCGAAATGTTGGCTGTACCCTATCGCTATCAAGCTAACAGAATAAAATATTCCTGATTTCTGGTATATTAAAACTTTAAGTTGATGGATGTGGTGCTCCCCCACATCCATCAACTTAAGAAAAGTAAACACCCCAAAAACAAAAAGTGAGCTGATTTCTCAAAATAACTAACTATAGAGAAAGAGAAATTTCATTTAGTGGGTACTTCAAAACCTTAGCTTGATTGCGATGGGGTCACCATATCAAAAAAGAAAATTGTGCGTTTAGACATATTTTTCAACCGCTTCCTGTACGTTAAGGGACTCGTTATTTTTTTACAGTTTTTTATTATGAAATTCAAAATAACTAATTATAATAGGTGAAAAAAACGATCAATAGTTGGGGTACGGAAAGGATTCGAATTTACATTCTTTCTCAATACATATCATGGATAAATAAAGTAAAATATGGGTTGGGGCTATGTCTCATGTTGTGTTAATCCTAACAATAACTAAGGGTAGATAATATGCTTTCATACCTTTGAATAATTTTGTTATAGAAGGGATGGAGATTTAACTGGCTCAAATTGTTGGTATTGATAGATACCTTTGTACTGGGGCTTTAATCTATATACGTGAGGGCCTTTCCCTAAGTCTTTTCAGGAAGTAAGGATCCGTAAGCAAACACTTATACAATATGAATAGAGGAGAGGAATGCCTTATGAAAATACGTAGTCAAATTACATGTGCAAGTCTGGCCCTTTTAATAGCTGGAAGTTCCCTGTTATATACAACACCAACCTCAATTGTAAAAGCAGAGCCTACTCAAAATGTATCTAGTTCGTTACAAACAAATACTCAACGAGATCGTACTTCCGTCAAGCAAGCAATGCGGGATACATTGCAATTTGGATACCCGGGGATACTTGCTAAAACTTCTGAGGGTGGAAAAACGTGGGGGTATGCCGCTGGAATAGCGGATCTGAGAACCAAGAAACCAATGAAAACAGATTTTCGCTTTCGCATTGGGAGTGTGACGAAGACGTTCACCGCAACAGTTGTACTTCAATTAGTTGGAGAGAATCGCCTGAAGCTAGACGACCACATCGAAGACTGGTTGCCTGGTGTCATTCAAGGAAATGGATATGATGGTAACAAGATTACTATCCGGGAGATATTGAACCATACAAGTGGTATCGCTGAATACTCAAGGTCAAAAGACGTTGATTTTACGGATACAAAAAAATCGTATACGGCTGAAGAGTTAGTGAAGATGGGGATTTCTTTTCCCCCAGACTTTGCTCCAGGAAAGGGCTGGTCTTATTCAAACACAGGATACGTATTACTGGGTATCCTTATTGAAAAAGTAACTGGAAACAGCTATGCGGAAGAGGTTGAAAATCGAATTATTGAACCACTTGAATTGTCGAATACATTCCTACCAGGCAACTCAAGTGTTATTCCAGGCACTAACCATGCCCGTGGATATGTCCAACCAGACGGCGCAAGTGAGCTAAAAGACGTTACTTATTATAACCCAAGTGCAGGTAGCTCTGCTGGAGATATGATTTCTACTGCTGACGACTTAAACAAATTTTTCTCTTACTTGCTCGGTGGCAAATTACTGAAAGAACAGCAACTAAAACAAATGCTTACTACAGTTCCTACAGGAAAAGAAGGAATCGATGGATATGGTCTTGGAATCTATGAAACTAAGCTTCCAAGCGGTGTCTCGATATGGGGACACACAGGTGGCATTCTAGGGTTTACTACTCTTGTTGGAGGTAAACTTGGAGGCAAGCATACGTTGGTCGTCAATTGGAATAGTTTGGGTAGAACTGACAGTCCTAATCCTTTTAAAAAAATTTTACTTGCTGAATTTAGCAAGTAGGAAAAAAGGAAAAATTTATCGTAGTTTTCATAGTTGAAAATATACTTTTCTGGTTCAAAAGCCCTAACTTATTTTTAAGAAAAATTTGGGGCTTTTTTTGTTTTGGTAGCGTTTATTCTCCTTAAGTTGATGGATGTGTGGTGCTACCCTATTCTATACGGTTACTCATTTTTATTGTGTTGTGTAACTCAAAAGAGAAAGTGCTATGAAGTTATTAATATCAAGGGCTGTAGCGTTTGGATTAGTTACACACAATATAAGATATGGGTAAGTGGTAGTATCAAGGAATTGAATGGTGTATATACATAAATATAAAATGTAAGGGGGAGGTAATTGTAATTCATGTTAAATGAAGAACTATTAGAAGTAATAATTAGATACAAAAGGAATACTGGAAGAAATCCTGATGTGTTAAAGCTAAATCCAACTTATTTTAGAAATATTCTAGAAGAATTGAATTATCCACAGTGGATTATAAAAAAGAAAATGACAGAAATGAAAAAAAGTATTTTCGGTGTATCAGTGGAATTAACAGATGCAGTGGGAAAATTTGAACTATGAAAAAGTTGGCAGAGTCGTGACCGCTTTTTGGCAGGAAATATGCCGGTTATTTTGGAATTAACGTGTTATAGTTGTATTGTGGGAAGTGGCGGGAAACACAACTCATTATGTTGTTTTTAAAATTCTAAACGGTTCGTAATGATGGCACATAAAATCCGAAACCAGCAGATGGTAACGATTGAATGATACCGTTATTAAGGAGAGCTTTTGCTCTTCTTCCAGTTACTTAATAGTGTATTAATAGATTGATACTTAATATTAGGTGATTGGAAGAAGGATAAAACTTCATTTACCGTAATTGAAGTACAAATTAATAATTTATATCAAAGCGTCCATTCGTGCGCTTTTTATTATTTGTGTGGGAGGTAGAATTTATATGACGGAAACACATTTAAGTGATGAAATTGCAGGGAAACATTATAGAAGAAGCTAACAAACTGCATAAGTAACTCGGATTCAATGTAGATTTAGAGTTGCTTATACTAGTGCAGAAAAGATTATTGATTGTCTTGAAGAGAATAGAGTTATTGGTCCGTATGAAGGAAGTAAACCAAGAATAGTATTAATTAAAGAGTAGCATCCAAAACGGGTGCTTTTTTCTTTGTTATATAGAAATTACACATTAAACGTATTTAAATACTATTTTAGGTATAACATGAATTGACTCATTATTAATGGTACAGATAACGGATATTTTTCTATTTAGATTAGATGTTAAATGTACCGTGAAACTCTTGGAAATACAATGCTGGAAAAATATAATGATATTGGTATATTACAGGAGAAGGCGCAATTGTAGGAGTAAAGGGGATATGCCCAGGTTGCATACCATATTGACCATATGAAGGATGGTGAATTAAATGTTGCCAAGTCGAAGTTGGAGCTACAAAAATCCTCATCGGGAAAGGATTCATAATATAATCACTCCTAAAGTAGCATTCATGTAACAGGGTATGCACTTACTGAATATAGATGTGCATAATCTAGGTTTATAAACATAATAATCAACGGACAGAAAATAGGGTTACTAATCTTATGATGTGTTCATTATGGTTGTTTTATTTTACTATGTAGATAGAACAAACATGTGTATAGCAATTATCATCGTAGGCACTACCATGATCTGGGTGGCGTCTTGTTTGTTGTTAAGGAAAGATAAGGATTAACAAAACAAACTCAACTCAACCTATTTAATGGTAATTGATTAAAAATATAGTCTAATGTTACAGATCATATATTTTGTTACGTAAATTTTGATAAAAATAGAGGTAGTTAACCAAGTGAAATTTATGCAGGAAATGGTGAGGGTTTTAGGGTAAAAACAGCGTAAAATCAACAATGTATAAAAGATGTTGTAAGTGAAAGTTCTTAAAAGTGCCACAAACGTTGATATGACAGCGTATTTCCCGAACACCTTGTTTACATAAGTAACCTTATCGGTAGTCGTTTTGAATATCTATTCATTTCCCATGCATACAACGAAATTCCTGCCCTTATTTTAAGAATAAGATTCTTTTTTGTGCTAAGATGGATAAAAAAGGATGATCTTATGAGTTTTTTATCAGTTGTGTTAACAAAGGACTTTATATCAGTGATGGCAGATGGCATGGTTAGTAAACTGGAAGATGATAAATTGACTGAACTTAAATCGGATTATAAGAAATTTAAAAAAATATCACAATATCAATTCGTTACATTTACAGGCGCAGTAAGGATTTTTGAAAATATAATTAGAAAATATTCTTACAAGGAAAGCCCGTATGATTTAGAAATCGTTGCTAATGAAATTAAACAATTGTTACTTCAAGAAATCAGAGATAACAAGCTTGCTGGTCAAGTAGTTGTAGGTGGTATACAAAGCGGTGATATAATTGCGTATGCAATTACGAGTGATAATCAAATTAATAGACTTTACAAGCCTACTGGTTCAGAGTTAGCGCAGTTATATTTAACGAGCGAATATATAGATCCTAAAATAAAGGAAGATATACCTAGTTTATTTATAGATTTTTGCAAGAAAACTAACAATATAGAAGAGTCGCAAATATTGTTGAATAGAATTGTGGCTGATAACGATCCAACAGTTAATAATGAGATCCAACGTTTGTTAATTGAACTTTAAAGTAGCGTATCCGCTGCTTTTTTTATTTTGTAAAGCAATTAGCGTGAGGTGGTGTAAATGGAAGAAGAAAATATAAACGTTCCTACATGCTCTGTTTGTAATGAGCCGTGCATGTGGACATTAAAAATGCCATTAACTATTACTCATTTTGATAAAACATATCTCCGTGAAGCAAATACGGATAACGCTCATATATGCATTGAGTGTTTAGAGAAGGAAGTACAAACAATTGGATAAGGGGGCAGGTGTTATGTAATTATGGCCAGACAACGAAGTCCAGACCGTAACAAAGCGTATGAAATATTTAAAGAACATAATGGTGATATTACGAATCGTAAAATTGCCGAATTGTTGTCTACATCCGAAAAAACTGTAAGTGAAAAAACGGTTGGCGGATGGAAATCCAAAGATGGATGGATAGACAAATTAAATGGAGTACTCCATAAAAATGAACGGAGTACTCCAAAGAAAGATACGGAGTACTCCAAAAAGAAACCAGGAGCACCCAAGGGTAATAAGAATGCTGTAAACAATCGTGGTGGAGCCAAAAAGGGTAATAAAAATGCTATCGGTAATTCTGGTGGTTCTGCTCCGTTACGTAATGGTAATGCTGCTACTCATGGTTTGTATAGAAAGTATTTACCAAAAGAATTATATGATTTAAAAGAAGAGCTAGAGGAAGCAATTAAGAATGATCCTTTATCGATTCTATGGGAAAGTATAATGTTGCAGCACGCTCAAATTATTCATGCTCAACGTATTATGTTCGTTAAAGACAACGAAGACATGACAAAGGAACTGCGGAAAAATAAACTTACCGAAAGCGGCTATGAGGAAGAGTGGGAGATTCAATTTGCTTGGGATAAGCAAGCTAGTTTCTTAAATGCTCAATCTAAAGCACTTTCTACATTATCTGCTCTTATTAGAGATTTTGATAGATTAGCAAATATAGATGATGAGCGAAGGGCCAAACTTGAGTTTATCCAGGTTCAAATCGACAAAATTAAATCTAATACTAATAATGATGATAACAATATTGAGCCAGTTGTCATTGTAGACAATATCAGTGGTGATTTAAATGTCTAAAAAGCAAATCGCTGAAATACTTCCACCAGCTTTTCATCAAGTATGGTTAGCCCGTAAAAGTGAAGCGATATTAAAAATCGTTTGTAAAGGCGGCCGTGGTTCTGGTAAATCTACGGATATATCTATTTGTATTGTGATGGATCTTATTCAGTTTCCCGTTACAGTACTTTGTATACGTAAAGTAAAGGATACAATAAGAGAATCCTGCTATGAGCAAATAAAAGAAGCTATAGAAATACTAGGTGTAGAACATTTATTTCGTTTTAAAGAAAGCCCAATGGAAATCATCTATAAACCGCGAGGGAACAAAATTATATTCCGTGGTGCCGATGATCCTGCAAAAATCAAATCTATTAAGATAGCAAAGTATCCAGTTACTATTGCGTGGTTTGAAGAATTGGCCGAATTTAAATTAGAAGAAGATGTTTCTACAATAGAGAAATCCATTTTACGTAAAGAGCTACAGAATGGATTACGGTATAAAATGTACTATTCATATAACCCACCAAAGAGAAAACAGTCCTGGGTTAATAAAAAGTTTGAAACGCAATTCAAACCGAAAAACACATTTGTACATCATAGTACATACCATGATAACCCGCATATTTCTAAGCAGTTTGTGGAAGAAGCGGAAGAAACGAAAAGGCTAAAACCACAGCAATATGAACATGAATATGAAGGGAAACCAACAGGCAGCGGCGTTGTTCCATTTAGTAACCTTAAATTCAGACGTATTACAGATGAAGAAATCAAATCATTTGATAATATACGTCAAGGTATTGACTGGGGTTATGGGAATGATGCGCTGTCTTTTGGTCGTATGCATTATGATAAAACGCGTAGGAAGTTGTATATATTCGGTGAAATACATGGCGTTAAAATCAGTAACCGCTCATTAGCTGAAAAGATTAAACAACTTGGTTGGGATGACGTCGAGATAATTGCGGATTCATCTGAACCAAAATCAATTGATGAAATGAAAAATGATCATGGTATTAAGAAAATCAAGGGTGCGGTTAAAGGGCCTGGTTCTGTTGAATACGGTGAAAAATGGTTGGATGATTTAGAAGAAATCATAATTGATCCGGAGCGTTGTCCAAAAACTGCAGGCGAGTTTGAAAATATAGATTATGAAGTTGATAAAGACGGTAATCCAAAAAACAGATTACAAGATAAGGACAATCATAGTATTGATATGACTCGTTACGCATGTGAGGACGATATGAGTAAACGTAAAGTAGTTATGGGTGGAAAGGTTAAAAGAGTTTAGTCGGACATTTAGTGTTCGGCTATTTCTTTTGCTCCTTATTAATAGAAGAAAGGAGGACATACAAACGTTATGAGCGACAAGAAAACCATAAAGAATGTAAAAGTATTTAGTATTAATAAAGCTGCAGATGATCCAAAGAATAAGGAAGATAACAGCAAACAAATGGCAGTTGACCCATTCGCGCAAATATATGGAGATAGAGGATTAGTTAAGCCTCCTTATGATATGAAGGTACTAATGGATATAAAGGAAAGTAATCCTATTCATTCTGCTTGTATTAGCGCGAAAGTGGATGATATTGCGGGTGTTGGCTTTGACTTCGCGCCTTTTGAAGAAGTGAAAGAAGCAGCAAGCCAAGAGCAATATGAAATGCTGAAAAATTTCATGCGGAAATGCAACCCAGAAATGACAAGTTCAGAAATTCTTAGAGCTGTATGGGAGGATTATGAAACAGTTGGTTGGGGAATTATTGAAGTTGTTCGCGATAATAAAGGTGAAAGTCCGGTAGAGCTTTATCATATACCGGGACATACAGTACGTGCTCATAGGGACAAAATACGCTTTGCTCAAATCGTAAACAATAAAGAAATCTGGTTTAAAAAGTTTAATTATCCTGATGATTATCATCTTGCTGATGGTAGGCCTTTAGGTGCAGAGGATCTTGCAGGAAGTGGAACAGAAAAAGCCGGGGAAGTAATTGTTATTCGTAAGTTTGGTTCTCGTTCGTCTTATTATGGGATACCTAATTACGTTAGTTCCATAGGTTCAATAGTTGGCTCACAAGCAGCAAGAGATTACAATATCGACTTTTTCACAGGCAAAACCATTCCTGATTCCATTTTATTTCTTGAGGGAGTCGATGAAGTAGATTCTGGAACAGAAAATGAACTGAAAGCATTCTTCTCTGCAGAAACAAAAGGAGAACACCATAAATTAGCCGTTGTACCTGTACCAGATGGTGCGAAAGCAAGGTTAGAAAAGATTAGTCCAGATGTAAAAGAAGGTAGCTTCCGTTTATATAAGCAGGATAGCGCAATGGAGATATGTGTGGCCCATCGTGTACCGCCTTATCGTATCGGTTGGGCTATGACAGGTTCATTGGGACAAACAACCGCTAAAGAAATGAATGAGATGTACAAGCGCTCTATTATAGAGCCTGGCCAGGAAATCTTAGAGCATCGATTAAATAATCAATTGTTCCGTGTATTCGCTGAAATATTAGGCAGCCTAGATTGGCATTTCAAATTAAATGAAATCGATACGGATGATCGTGAAGCAGATTTGAAGTATGCAAAAGACAGTTATGAAGGTGGAATATTAAAACTGAATGAGTCCCGTAAGGTAGTAGGTTATGAACCTGTACCAGAAGGGAATAAATTCTTTGATGGTAAAGCTGATCCTTCTCTACCGGAACCAATTGCAAAAGCTGCAGATAATGATCAAGAGAACATAATTGCTATTAATGCATTTAGGGAAAAGCATGAAGAAGTAGAGAAAGCTATGCAAAAGAAGGTAGCGGATTTTTTTCTGAACAGGGAAAACGGCTCTTAAACCTGCTTCCCGTAATTCGTATTAATAAAGCAGATGAAGAGATTGATCTTGTGATTGCAGAAGCAGAAGTTGATGAATTTCTTGATAGTGTCGATTGGGATGAAGAACGACAAATGTTTGTTGATGAAGTCACAGAAACACTACAGGATGATGTAACGGAATTCGTCCAAAGTACCATTGCATCAAACGGACTAACTTGGATGGTACTAGATCCAATTGGTGACGTCGCTGCAAAATGGGTTGCTGCTTATGCATTCGAATTAGCAAAGGGAATCCATGAAACTACTAAAGATAGATTAAGAGAAACAATGTTAAAGAATCTTAGTGAGGGAATGGGTGTCGATGCATTAAGTGTTTCTATTGCAGATGTAATGTCAGAAGCAAGTAACTACAGAGCAATGATGATTGCACGTACAGAAACAACATATGCAATGAATTACGGCAATTTAATTGCTTATAAGGGCGCAAATAGAAACAAGAAAACATGGCTTACAGGAAACGATGAGCGTGTTTGTAAAGAATGTGGTGGTTTACATGGGGAAACGGTAGATATTGATGATCTATTCAGCAATGGAAAGATGTGTCCGCCAGCTCATCCACATTGCCGCTGCACTATGATTTCAGAAGAGTAGTAAAATACACCTATTTGATTGGGGTTTCATCGTCAAAACGTATACGGCTTTAAATTGGCTGCTATGCGTTTTGACAGTGGAACCCCAATATTTATAGGGAAGGAGGTAAAACGATGGGATACGAACTAAAAAACGCCAATATCAGTTATATTTCACTAGTTACAAAGGGCGCAAACGGTCGTCAATTTGCCATTATGAAAAGTGAATCTGCTAAACAACCTAATATATCAAAGCAAGTTCCAATCCTTAAAACAGAAGAAGAGAAGCAGCTTGTTACAGGTGTTGTATATGAACCAGATGTAGAAGATTCACATGGGGATATTATGACCGCAGAAGAAATAGAAAAGGCTGCTTATACCTTTATGGAAAATTACCAACACATCGACAAGCAACATGATGAAATCGCTGGTAAAGGGACTGTGGTTGAAAACTGGATTGCTAAAAGTGATATGACAGTAGGCGAACAAGAAGTACAAGCAGGAACATGGCTTATGACTGTTCGCGTTGATGATGCAGATACCTGGGAAGAAATAAAAAAAGGTGAAGTCACTGGTTTTTCTATGGGTGGATTTGGTGAACGTGTAGAAATCGCTAAGACTGATGATTTTACTCATGAAGATAAAGGCCTTATTCGAAAGATGTTAGATTTCGTTAAAGGTGAAACTCACAAAATCACAAAAGGTGAAGTAAAAGACCGCTTTATTGATGAAAAACAAAAGCGCGATTTACGGGCTGTCTTTAATTTATTTGAAGATGTGTTTTATTGGGAGATTTGGGAAAGCAACCCCGATATCGACCGAATGACGGCTGCTCTTGATGATATGAAGGATATACTTTCTTCTATTAAAGGTGGTTATACCATTGCGAAATCAGAAGACAGCGTACAAGCAGAAAGCATTGTTTTAGAAAGTATTAAAAAAGCGGGTAAAGTATTATCCCAAAAGAATCATACAAAATTAGATGAAGCATTAGCTTTAATTACTGAAATAAAAGAAGCTGCTTCACCACAGGAGGAAGATGAAATGAAAGCGGAAGATATTGCAGAGATTGTTAAACAAGCGGTAGAGCCACTAGCTTCTAAGTTAGACAAGATTGAAAAGCAAGTGAATGGTGAAGAAGTAGAACCAACACCAGAAGAACAAACAGAGGAAGAAATAGCTGCAGCAGTTATCCAAAAAGCACTAGAGCCAATTACAAAACGACTTGAAAATATCGAAAATGCTGCTTCTATTCGTAAAGGTTTAGATCCAGATGAAGAAGTTACACCAGGGCAACAACCAATTAAAAAATCTAAATGGGCAGGACTAAACCTGTAAGGGGAGGATTATAACTATGACAATGAATAACGTACAGTTATTAAAACGTTTAGAACGTATTGAAAAAGCAGCTATGGTAACAAGCGGTATGAATGCAGGATTATTATCACCGGAGCAAAGTAAAGAGTTTTTCAAAATGGCATTTGATTCAACGCCATTCTCACAATTACACCGTAAAGAAACGCGTAAAGCTAAACAAGGTGAATTAGATAAAATTGCTATCGGTGGACGTATCTTGCGTAAGAAAACGGAAAATAGTGATGACGAATACCGTGCTGGTGTTGAAACATCAAAAATCGAATATAATACAAAAGCAATTCGGTTACCTTGGGAGATTACTGAAGAATTACTTCGAGAAAATATTGAAGGTGAAAACTTTGAGGATGTTGTAATGGAACTTATGGCCACTCAAACCGGTATTGATCTTGAAGACTTACATTGGAATGGCGACTTAGATTCTTCTGATCCATTCTTAAATATTAATGATGGATGGTTGAAAAAAATCACGAAATCCAAAAAATCACATATTGTGGACCATGCTAAATTAGTAACTGGTACAGGTGAAGCAGCAACTGCTAACGGATTTGGTAAAGGTTCTATCTTTGCGTTATCTGGTGCAATGCCAAATAAATATAAAAATGGTAATCTACGTTGGATTATGTCTCCAAATCGTAGAGAAAAATGGATTGAGTATTTAACAGATCGTCCAACTGGTGCCGGTGATGCAGCATTATTAGGGGCGGGCGATCAAGTAAACAAACCAATGGGTTATGGAATTGTTACAGTACCATCTTTAACTGATGATGTAATTCTTCTTGCGGATCCTAAAAACTTTATTGCGGTTAATACATACGATACTCGTGTTCGTAAAACTACAGAAGGTAAATCTGCAGTAATGGAAGATAAACGATTCTATGTAATTCACTTTGATGATGATGCTGTAATTCAAGAAATGGATGCAGTAGCAATCCTAACAAATATTCCGGATACGTTTGGAGCTTAATATCCAGGCGTATTTTTTATGAGAATAAACCCTTTGTTATTGGGGTTTTGAATGTATACTTTTTTATTGTTTTCTTATTTTTAATAGAAAACGAGTTATAACCAATAAAACCAACAATTCGAATGTAAACTTTCATGTAATAGTTTACATTCGTGAAAGGGGTGTTAATTATGAAAGTAGTTATGCTGCGATACGGTGGCACTTACACCGCTTATGGACAAAAGTTTAAGAATGGCAAAGAGGAAACAGTTGCAAATGAAAAAGCTGATTACCTTGTAAGTACTGGACATTTTGAACTTGTAAAAGAAGTCGATAAGAAGGAGAAAGAAACATAATGGATATTACCTTGCAGGACATTAAAGACCGCGTAAATGTGCAGAAGATGCCTGATACAGTAATTCAAGAACTAATAGATTACTATGCAGTTATTGTTAGAAAGTATTTAAGAGTTAAGCCGGAGAATCCAATGAAAGAAGTCATTCAAACAAGCAAACTAGCTTGGCTTTCTTTTCCTGCTGAATCTATAGCAAAAGTCACTCATGTTAGTTCTAAACAAGATATGACCGATTCTATTACTCTAAATGGGCGTATTGTTTATGGTTTATCCGAAAATCAATTGTATGAATTCGAATATAAGATAAAAGATTATGATGATCTACAGGTACTTATGAAGAAATGTATTATTGATTTGGTTGTTTCTGCAGTAGTTCGTGCTAACTTACAACGAAAAGGTATGAAGACATCGGAGAGTATTGGGGATTATTCGTACCAGATTAGCCCAGAAACGCTAGATGAACCAGCTACAAACAATAAGATACTCAATGGTTTAAAAGGCTTTAGGGCAAGAGTTAAGCCGGTGATGGCCACATGAACGAAATGTATTTCGATGATGGTGGAATGGATGATTTATATATTCATGAGGTAGTTGTAAAACGAAAAATGAAAAAGAAACAATCTGCTGGTAACTATGCGGAAGTACCAGTGGACGTTTACGAGAAGATGATCTGCCGTGTAACTACTAATTCTGCTACTGATAATGAGAGATTTAAGCGTGATAAACAAAATTTTGATACAACCTTTAAGATATATGCACCTGCTTCTTACATAATTAAACCCAATGATCTTATTCATTTCAAAAATGAAGATGTGGGCGTCGATTATACATTTGAAGTAAAAGGAGAGCCGCGTAATCCTGCATTTATGAATCATCACATTGAAATTTATTGCGAAAAGGTATGATTCTATATGGCGAATTCAGTAGAAATTGAGTATTCAAGTAATATGGAGCAAGTAAAGACGCATATTAACGCTATGTGTGTTGAAAAAGTCACAGCGGCATCTATTCATTTGCAAAATCAAGTTAAGAAGAACCTCACAGGCAGCCGTAGCGGTAAGCAATACAAAATACCTCATACGAGTCGTAAATATACTGCTTCTAAACCAGGTGAAGCTCCTGCTGTTCGTACCGGTGATTTATTAAATTCGATTAAGTATAATGTCAAACGATCACAATCGGAAGTATTAGGCGCAGTAGGAAGCGATTTGAAAAAAGCAATATGGCTTGAAACTGGTACAAGTCATATGGAAGCCCGTCCATTCCTATTAAAAGCGTTTGAAAAAGAACGTAGAGAACTTAAAAGAATGATGGGAGGGTCATAGATGTCTAACGCTATTGCAGCTATTAGAATGCTTGTAGAGAACGATGGAATAATAAAAGCTAATCTATCGGAATATGGTGAAGGCGAAGACAGAGGCCCTGCACTTTCATTCCAAACTGCACAAGATGATATGGAAATGCCTTATGTAGTCATGAGAATTGAGGCAGATAATCCGGATGATGTTGAAATTATAGATCGTATGATACTGAATTTCGATGTGTATTGTGATAACGGGGATTATGATAAGGCGAAGTTAATTGCTACACGTATTGAGAAGTTACTAGATAGAGAAGTTGGTTTAAAAGATGATGGGATACTTTCTATACATCGAGCCGGTAAACTGCCGGTACCGGATGAAGACCCATCTATCATTCATATAGATGCGAAATTTCTTGTCCGAACCATGCGAACGGACTTGTATTAGGAGGTAGAACAAATGGGCTGGAAATTAATTAATGGTGTTCGGGAAGGCACAACTGATAATTTTGTTATCGGTCCTGGCGTCATTTACAAAAACTTTAAAAGTATTAAGGATTTAGGTGAAATGGTTGGGGCTACTACAGGTGGTACTAAAGTAGGTTTTGATCGTGAGTATTATGATGCAGATATTGATGGTGTCCTTGGTAATTTAGTGCGCGGTAAATGGCTTTTAAAAGATGTGCCGCACGTTGAGGTTACATTAGTTGAATTTACAAAAGAAAACCTACAGTTGGCTTTACCTGGTATGACGGTAGATAGCACAACAGAAGAGGGTTACGATATTTTAACACCTTCAAATGAAATTCCGGATTCTAGTTACCATGATATTGCATTAATCGGTATGATTTCGGGTAGTGATCTACCAGTCATTTTTGTAATTCGTAATGCAATGGTAGTTTCATCTATTGAAGTAGATCTAAAAGACGGTAAAGGAACGGTTGGTTTAAAGTGTAAATTTATCGGTCATTATAGTGAGTCTGCACCAACTACACCACCATACTCAATTTACCTACCAAAGAAAAAGAAAGCAACAGCACTTAAAGCACCGGCTACCGAATAAATGGTAGTCGGTTTTCTATTACATAAAACAAGCTGAATGCTAAAAGGAGAAAACAAAATGGCTTCTATTTTAGAAAAAATGATGAATACCGGTACAGATATTACAATCGCAGGTGTAAAAGTATCAATGCGACGATTAAATGTAACGGACGTTTGGCGATTCGCTAAGATTATTTCGAAGGTTGGACGTAGCGCGATGGCCAACTTCGCTGATTTCGGTAAGGATAAGCAAGAAATGGATGAACTAACAAAAGCAGCAGAATCTCTTCCGGAAGATGAGAAACAAGCGCATTTAGCTGCACTTAAAGAGAAACAGCAACAAAAAGGATTAGAATTCGCTTTCCGTGTTTTAACGATGATTCCTGCTTGTGAGGATGATTTCACAGAGTTCTTTGCTAGTTTATTAAAGGTAGAAGCTGCAGAGTTTCGTCAATTCCCTCCGGAAGCAATGGTTGCTGTTATACAGGGCCTATTAGAAAGTGAAGACTTAATGACTTTTTTCAACCAGGTCAAGGGACTCGTGAAAGTTCAGAGCGAGAAATGGAGCAAATCAGCAGTAATTCCAGCGGCAGCTCCGATTCAAGCGTAAATGAAAATTCAGATGAATATTTAGAAGAAGCCGAACAAAACATGTTACGTGCTTTCGACAAGATCCAAAAGCGGTATGGATGGACAGATGAATATGTCTTATCTATACCGTATTCGCGTTTAATGGACCTATTTTCTTTAATTGCACAAGAAGAGCAGCAAGAAGAGCTAAATGAGTGGAAGAAGATGGCGTTCATTGGCTTTCAAACTCGTCAGCTTGAAGAAGGTACTACTTTCAATGATTATCTTCAAGCCTTTGGACTCACTGACAATCAGGGCGATAAAGAATCGTCTTATGAAATGGGTGAAGTATGGAGCAAAGAAGAATGTGAAGCGCATGTTGAGCAGATCATGGCCCACTTCCAAGAAGATGAAGACGATGAAGAATAAAATGGTTATCGGCCCCGTGAAAGGGGGTGCGTAAATGTTAGCTGAAATGTTCCAACTGTTCGGAACGATTGGTATTAAAGCAGAAGGCGCTTATAAGGATTTACAACAGTTTGAAGATCGAGTGCAAAAGACTGCAAATGGAATGCATGATAAATTCCAAAAGGCAGGGGAATCAATTAGTCATGTAGGTAACAAAATGAAAGATGTTGGTACAAACATGACAACGGGCGTTTCCTTACCTTTAGCTGGTATCGGTGCTGCAGCTGTAAAAGTGGCTTCTGATTTCGATACTTCTCAAAGAAACATCCAATCTTCTTTAGGTCTTACTGAAAAAGGTGCTGAAAACCTTGGTAAAATCGCAAAAGAAACTTGGAAAGATGGATTTGGCCAAAGTATTGAAGAAGTGGATCAGTCTCTTATAAAAGTGTATCAAAATATGAAAGACGTTCCTCACGAAGAATTAGAAGAAGCTACAAAAAGCGCTATGACATTGGGTAAAACATTTGATTCTGATATCAATGAAGTAACTCGTGGTGCAGGGCAGTTAATGAATCAGTTTGGTATTTCTTCAAAGGAAGCATTCGATTTATTTGCTGCTGGTGGACAAGAGGGCTTGAACTATTCAAATGAAATGTTTGATAATGTAGCCGAATATGCGCCGTTGTACAAACAAGCCGGATTCTCTGCTAACGAGATGTTTACCATTATGGCAAACGGTACTCGTGATGGCAGTTATAATCTCGATTACATTAACGATCTTGTAAAAGAGTTCGGTATTCGGGTACAGGATGGTTCTAAAGGTGTATCTGATGCCTTTGCTGAAATGTCACCTCAAACACAAAAGGTCTGGGATAACTTTAACAAAGGTAAAGGAACTTCTGCAGATGTGTTTAATGCCGTCTTAGGTGATTTAGGTAAGATGGACGATAAAGTAAAAGCAAACCAACTTGGTGTTGCTGTATTCGGTACAAAATGGGAAGACATGGGTGCTCAAGCTGTCTTAGGTCTTAATAATGCAAATGGTGCGTTAGGCGATGTCGAGGGCACAATGGGAAAAATGCAGAAGACGCAGCAAGAAGCTTTTGGTGTTCGTTGGCAAAAGTTAATGCGTACTACAATGGCATCTTTAGAACCATTAGGACAAGCTATTTTAGATATTGCAGAAGTGGCACTCCCTCCAATTATTAAAGCGGTAGAAGTTGCTGCAAAGGCATTTAGTTCTATTCCTAAGCCAGTTCAAATTGGTATTGTAGCTCTTTTAGGTATGGTTGCAGTGTTAGGCCCCCTAGTCGCCATGATGGGCTTTATGACAAGTGGAGTAGGTGCATTTGTCGGTTCGTTTAGATTCCTTGTGCCGGTATTAACAAAAGTACCAATGCTATTTACAGGAATACTAAAACTTGGTCCTAGATTAATAGGTATGTTCGGAATGATAGGAAGAGCAGTAGCTTTTCTTGGAAGTTCTGCATTTGCAGGATTATTAAAGATTGGCCCTAAACTTATCGGTATGTTTGGCGCAATAGGGAAAGCTCTAGCACTGTTGGGCCGATCCATGATGACTTTACTGATGAACCCTTGGGTGCTTGCAATCGTAGCAATTGTAGGATTAGTATATCTAATTTATAAAAACTGGGATGACATCGTAAAATACACCAAGAAAGCAGTTAAATGGATTGGTGATGTCTGCTCTAAGGCTTGGAACGCAACTGTAAAAGGTGCGAAAAAGGCATGGAATGGTTTAGGTAAGTTCTTCTCTGGATTCTGGGAAGGTACGAAAAAGGTATTCAGTTCTGCAATGTCATTCATAGGTAAAATATTTTCAAAAGCTTGGGATGGCTATGTAAAAATAGTTAAATGGTATTTTAACTTGTTGAAAAATATAATCGAATTCGGTTGGAATGCTATTAAATTCATCTTCAAATTTGCATTAGATGGATTGAAAAAAATTGTAGATGGCACATGGAAATTCATTAAGAATAGTGCCCAAAAGGCAGTTAACACCTGGAAGAAAATTTTTACTACTGGATGGAATGCTGTTAAAAGAATTTTCTCTATGGCTTTAGCAATAATAAAGCAGTACGTAAAAATCGAATTCGAAAAAATGAAAAATACAATATCCAGTGTTTTTAATACGATTAAGGAAATTGTAAAGAAAGCCTGGGACGCAATTAAATCAACCTTTACTACAGTATTAAAGTTCTTAAAAGATTTTGTGAAATCTTCTTGGGAATCTATTAAAGATACAATTTCTAGCGTTATGAACACAATTAAAAATGTGATTCAATCGGCTTGGAATTTTATAAAGTTTACAATCATTAATGCAGTTCGTGAATTTGTTGGGTTTGTAATTACTAATTTCAACAAATTATATAACACGATAACTGATGTTGTTGGCGGTATAAAAGAATTTATTGTTAGTAACTTTAAAACTATAAAGAAAGCAATCACTGGTGCATTTACAGGGGTTGTAGATACTGTAAAAGATGTATTCAGTAAAGTTGGTTCTATAGTAAAAAATGTAGCAAAAGATGCAGTTAGCTGGGGAAAAGATATTATTGCCGGTATTGGTGAAGGTATGTCCGGTATGGCAGATTGGCTTATAAAAAAAGCTAAAGGAGTTGTTTCGGGAATACCTAAAGCCGTATTAAAGTTCTTTGGTATCCGAAGCCCATCCCGGTTAATGATGGAATACGGGGGCTATATTACAGAAGGTCTTGGTGTAGGGATGGAAAAAATGATTCCTGCAGTAGACAAAGCTTCTGAACTATTAAATAAAGCTGTTGTTCCACCAAAACCAATGAAACTAGTAACCGATGTATCTAATCAAATTGGACAAATGGGAGCACGTTCTGCTGATCTAATCGGTAAAACTGCACATCCATTTGCTGGACAAACCCACGTCGAAAAGAAAACGGATAATGGCGTAACAATTCAAAATGCTACATTTAAAGTCTCTGTTGAAAAACTACAATCTGCAGAAGACTTTGTAAAAATGAGAAAGCTGCTACAAAACGTAGTTGCTGATGATCTAATGGGAATGGCGGTGCGAAATGTATGAGTATATTAAAAACATTGCATAGAAGAGGTGGTTCATACCATCTCTTCGGGGATGCAACGAAGTTAAAAGACACCATTCGATATACGATTAATTTCTCATGGCCAGGGACATATAACTTTTCATTTATGTCCCAAGTTCCTATTGGTTCTGATGGCATGTTACCAGATAAGTATTTTATTGTTCGGGTAAACGGGATTGAGAAGTTTAGAGCAAGAGGTGCATATGCATGGGAAGCAAGAGAAATCTTTGTTGGTGCAGGTCCACAAACAATTGAATTTACAACAAGTGGTTACGGTTCTTCTGACGTAGCCTATTTGCGTGACGTTTATTATCATGCCTTTGATTTTGTACCAAATATCGCAATGATTGAACAAACAAAAATGCCGAAGTCACTAGACGGATTAAAAAACTATAATGTTATGCACGGATATCCGCGTTTTCAAAGCTCCGGCAATAAAGGATGCGAAGTAGAATTTGCTGTTCTATTCAACGATATCAGTCATTGGCGCGATTTCATGAGGGAAATATATCGTCCTCATATTATCACTGGTGATTACGGTACCTATGGGGGTATAATTCCGCCGAATGAAGTAGATGCAATACGAAAAGGAACGTTAGTCATAGCAAAATGTAAATTAATGTCCATGTCACAAGCAGGAGTAGGAGTTGATGGAATGTGAGAGAAGGATCTATTTCTTTAATTAGAATGTTGGGGAGCTATTTCCAAGTTGGGAATAACTCCCCTAATTTAATTGTTTATATGAAAAGAAGAGACTCTTCTTCTTACGTACAAATACAACATCGTGTAATAGGCTTAGAAGTGCAGGAGAACGCAGATCAGTTTGCTAGTACATTTACTATTACCTTTGCAAATGAATACGGTCAAATGGCTCCTGACAACTGGTATGGGAAGTTCTCTTCTATTTCAGAATGGTTTTATAACAGTGAGGTAACAAATACAAACCAGCTATATCCGCAGACTGAATTTAAAGTGTCTATTGGCTACGGTGAGGAAGCATTACCTTATATACATGGTTTTGTATCTGATGTGAAGGTAAATGCCGAAAGCGGCACGATTTCAGTAACCTGCACTACATCCTATAAGAAGGTTTTACATAAATCAGTAATCCCAACACCTGGATCAGATGAAATTGTTGCACCTACCGGTAATGTTTATGATGTTGTGAAGTTCTTCTTTGAAAAAGCAGGAGTTACATTGCACGGTAACAGAGTAAATATTCCTGGAACCAATCAGAGCTGGATTGTAGAAGGAGCAACCGGTAAGAGATTTCAAAAATGGGATGAAATTGTTCGAGATATTATAGATACGACATTCCACTATATTAAACACGAACCAGACGGAAGTTGTACATTTATGAAAATGCCAGACTATGCAATTAATGAACCTGCAAAGTTTAGTTTTAGAGAAGGGGAAAACCTTATCTCTTTAGATATGCAGCTAACTGATCAGGATATAAGTAATAGTATTGTTGTTAAATGTGGAGATTACGCAAACGGATTTCTTAATTCGTTTCTATTAAAAAATGTATCGCAGGGTGATTTACGAGAGGAAATGATAGAAGTGCCCTGGGCAACAACATTCTTTGCAAGAAGAGCGGTTGCTGCAGCATATCATTTAAAAGCAATCCAGAAGTTCAGAACATTAACGGTTGCAGTTGTTGGGGATCCAAGGATTCAATTATTCGATGTTATTTCTGTTTACAATAGAGATTCTGGTCAACAGTGGAATTACTTTGTCAAAGGGATTAATACAATGATTTCTGCAGATGATGGATTCTATCAAACTTTAGATTTAACTGTTAACTATGGGTATGAACCTGCTCCATATACAGATATAACTGGTATTACAGTAAATGTAGATACATTACGATTAAAACTTTGGGACTATGATTATGAAGATGGCGACTTATTAAATATTTATTGCAATGATAAGTTAATAGAGGAAAATTACTTTATACGTAATAATCCTACATACGTTGATATACCACTCGAATACGGTGCAAACATGATTGTTTTCGAAGGGGTACGGACTCCTTTAAGATGGCTTACCGGACGGATACAAGTATTAGATACACAAAATAATATTTTATACGATTATGGTTCTTTACCCGATTTAACATTTAAACGAGTAAATATAGATGAATCAACTGGGTATTATATCAAACGCCCAGCGAAAACTTGGGCTGTCACAAGGGTAAATTAGGGGTGATCTTATGATAATGCAAAAGAATTTATATGATCCGATTATGTATCTAATGAAAGGGTTGATTGACAGGCAAATATATAACGGCGGTAAACCAATGCCTGGAAATGACCCGAACGATGTATTTAAAGAAGGTATGACAGAAGGCTATACCCTTATTCGTGATGGTGCTCGTTTGTCTGCAGTTGATGGAGATAAATATTTACACTATGATTTAGCCTTTAATTCACAAGGTATGCTAGAAAAGGTTCTTATCTCTCATAAAGTAACCGGAAAAGAGATGGAGATACAATTAATATACAATGCACAAAAGCAATTAGAGCGTGTGCAGCCGAGACTCCTTAATAAAGGTAACGGTATACTATCTGATTTACCAATTCCCGATGTGTCGTAATGATGCACGGGAATTTTTTAATACAAGAAAAGGGTGATTGCTCTTGTTTGAAACAACCTATTTAGCCGGTGGCCGATTAGATCCACCTTTTCATCCGACTAAAACAGAACCATTCATACCTGGTTTCATTATGGATTCCACATCATTTAAAACGGATGAAGTGAAATATACATTACCTGCAGATATGGAGATTTACGCAATTAGTGTTAGTTCTTCCATTTACGAATTAGATGATAAATGGGATTTAATCGTAAACGGGCAAACCGTTTGCCAAGATATTTATACAAAACGGCTTCCGGAAGGGATGCACTTTATGGTTTATAAAGCAGTTAAAGCAGGAGACACAATTGTATTTCGATTCCATAACCAAGGAATTCTTGATAAAACAGTTTGGTTTGAATTGCACTTTTTAAGATAAGGGGGCGTATTGATGAGTTTTGCTGTTACCTATATGGCTGGTGGAAGATTCGACGCACCTTACTTCCCGACAAAAACAGAGCCATTCATACAAGGGCGAAGAGTTGGTATACATGATGAAATTCATGTAGATAAGTTTTCATTACCATTCGAAACAGAAATGATTGCTTTTTCTGTTGCCGCTTCACATTACAGTGACTCGGACTACTGGAATTTATTTATTAATGGCCAACAAGTATTTAAAGAGGTGTATGTAAAAGATGTGCCAGAGGGATTTAATTTCTCCATTGTAAAACCTATACCTGCTAATGCAGAGCTAAAGTTTGAATACCACAATGCATCTGCAGAGAAAAAAGCTATATGGCTTAATTACCAACTATTAAGAGATTAGGAGCGTGAAATAGATGGCATACGTTGAAAAAATGTATACAGAAGGCGAATTCCAAGACGAAATTGTTAAATTGGTAATCGCTAACGGATGGAAGAAAGTAAAATCGTTTTTTAGAGCCGTTTATCCGGATTTAGACGTAAAATCCGACGATGATACAAAATTTGAATTCGGCATGAGTAAGCACATGCTAGTGAAGAACAATAGCGGTTCTATTTATGGAATTGCTCAAATTTCAAAATGGTCACTTAAAAAGTCAGAGATTAAATACAACTTCACAAATGAAGAAGGAAAGAAAGCTTTTGCCGAAGACGGTAAAAAACGTCTAGAAAGCGGTAGGGATCGTTCTTGTTTTTATGTTTACATGATTGAAAAAGAACCAAGCGTTGCTGATGAAGGTGTACTTGTTCTTCCTTATGAATCTAATAAATTTGAAAAAGTATTATTAGATGTAGAATTAACCAAAATAACAGTTACTCCAAAAGTAAATAATGGTATATCTTACAAAGTTTACTCCTATGACGAAGCAGAGACACAAGTCATGATGTCCCCTTGGGTGAAAGTAACATTACGAAATACGAATTTACAAGGTATCAACGCTCAAACAAATTGGTGGCCGGATTCATTGGTCCGGATTAATGGCCAAGTTGATGAAAGCCGTGTTGTTTTATTAATACAAGCTGATAATACACCAGCCTTTGAAAACAACGTAGTTCCAGTTACACCGCTTTATATGGGCCAATTAGAAAGTTACGCTAATGATGATACATTAGGTGATGCATTATGGGCGGGAACAGCTTTTGATACAGGTAATGAAGAAGCATCACATAAATTCGATTTTAACGACACGAAGCCATATAGAAATGTAGAAAACTACATGCCTGTCATGAAGTCTTATCCACGTTCCCCTGGTAATGGTATTGATAACGTAATTATTAAACGTTCAAGATTAGGAGCAAGATACCAGGCTCATTTTATTGCTTGGAATGTAGCGCCTAATGCAATGCCACCAGATCGCGTTGGTAAAGATGGTGGCCAATATTCACTAGCATGGCAATCGCAGGATAATGACGAATACAAATATCAATTTAACCCGTCTGTTTATAGCAATAAAGTACATACTTCTCGTGCTTATATTGTGCATCCAGATGAAGGTGTACGTGGATATTTACCTTATATGATCCTATTGTCTCCGCTAGGTCTATTAAATGGCGATAGATTAAAAGTTAGAAAGAATACTTGTCCTGATTCACACGACATTTACAAATTCTTTAATGTAGATGCTATTTCACCAATTACAAAAAGACCTGCTACAGCGTATCGTCCTGCTGGATTAGGTATTTTTGAGAAAACAGTATAAAGGAGTGTACATATATGTGGTTTGATAAAGTCGTATATTTACAAACATTACCGCAAGAATTAGAAAAACTATTTGCTGATAACGGTTGGAAACGAACGCTATTTTTCCAAATTAAGAGCGGCATTTCAAAATTTATTGATGTAAGGTTGTTTGAATCGTTAGGAAGTGATGGAGAACGCAGAAGATTCGGTATAGCAAATGCGTATGACACTGCTGATTCTGATTTCACTGATAGCCGGTTTATTTCTGCAGATTCTCCACTAGGTAAATTAGGGATGGGGGATGGAGTGAAGAAAGACTTCTCTATCCCTGTTTCTCCTGTTCTTGGCCCTTCTGTCATTGTATATGTAAATGGGTTTGAGCAAGAAAAGAGTAAATATAAGGTGGATGCAACTACAGGAAAAGTAACATTTACTACTGCTATTGCAAAAGGCGATAAAGTAACATGCGAATACAGATTAGCTACCAACACATATGAACCAAACAATGACATGCTGCTATTTACTTTTAATCGATACTTTATTGAAAAAGAGATTCTTTCCGGTGATAAGTTAGGGGAATTAGGAAAAGGGAATGGAACAAAAAAGAACTTCGCATTACCATTCCCTAACTTTGATGAAAGCAGGACCGTAGTTTACAAGGATAATACTATTGTTGATCCTAGCGAGTATTCGTTCACTGAAACGGAAATTGTATTTAAAACCGCACCTGCAGCAGATACAACAATTAAGATTAGCGGTATTTATTTCTTATTACCAAAAGAAGACGGAACACTGGATACATTAACAGCAAAAACAAGTTTCGATGTACAAAAGATGGAAAGTATTATGGGTGAAGTATATTCTACGATTAATTTTGTGAATCCATCGCCTTATACATCAATTAGTTTTACACCGGAGCAGCGTTTCTCTAAAGAATTAAATCGCGACTCTGTTGTTTATCTGTATGGGAATGCAAACAGGGACCGCTTAATTATGTTTATGCGTGTAGATCCAACACCAAATCCAGTTCGTGCATTATTTGTTCCGTTGTATATCGGAAAATTATATACATTCGATGTTGCACCAAGAAAAAACATGATTATTTTAAGCGGCTGCAGACCAGGCGACCAATTTGTATATTCACCAAATAAGAAAATCGGTAATGCGCCACTTGATTATGGTTCTGATACATCAAACGGAAATGAAACAGTTCAATTATCACAATCAAGTACAGGAGCCATGTACCAGCATCATTATTTAGCTTTCATTACTCATGATATGTCAGTAGATAGTGGACAAGGACGCTTTAACCCATCGGTCTATAGTGGTAAATATCATTTATCTCAAATATATATTGTTCATCCAAACGATGGATATGTTGGAAAGCTAGATGATGTTTATGCAGTGCATCCAAAGAATATCCAGCAAGCCGATGAACTAGAAATTGAAAAAACAGTTGTAGATGAAGTACTTGGGCAAGGGGATGGCCATCGTAAAGTATTTCATTTAGAACATAAGCCAAAGGGCGAAACGTTAAGATTATTCATTTCATGTAAAGAAGTAGAAGAAACAGATTATGTATACAATGCAGAGGATAAGACCGTTACATTTAACGAAGCACCGGTTATTTGTTCTGAAATCACAGGCGCTTATGAAATGGCTCAATTATATCGTTATACATTACCGACAACGCCCGTTTGTCCTATGACACAAGCAAAAGCAACACCATTTAATCCAATTGGTTTAGCGATCTACAAAGAAGATATTTAAGCATAAGGGGGTAGCAGAAGAATGAGTGAAAAAGTTTATTCTATTGCTTCCCCTTCTATATGTACCAAAGAAAAAAGTCATGTTGTTGTAGTTGGTTCTGGACCAGATCAGAATGAAAAAGTTTATTCTTTTTCTATTACACCAGCAAATACAGAAAACAAAAATGATGTTGATTATCTAATTTGCATTGCTCCTTATGCGAGATATAAGGCTGTTAAAGAAGCTAACGCAGGAATAACCGCCACAAAAGTAAGAGCAAAAGGGATTTTAACAGATGTTGTAGAGAATGCATTGCGACAAATAGAGGTAGAAGCCTACATTTCAAATGCAACTGATTCTGATTTAAATCGAAATATAAATGTGGCCAACATTGAAATGCAGCATTCGCAACGAATGGACAGGATTTCTGTTCAACTAATTTCTGCAGAAGAATCATCACAACACAGACGAATTTTCGATATAAACCATATCGAAGGGGTAGAGAGCGAAAAACCAAGCGAGATAGAAGCAATGGTACACGCTTCTGATGAAACAAATCTTATAACGAATGAATATGAAGTTGCGCCGATCATACAGCAGGATTTACTAAAAGGTAAGTTACGTGAATTCGCTGCAGGTGTGGAAGTATTACCAGAATGGGTAAATGTTGCACGTATTGTATACGGTGAGGGTTTTTATAATGACCTTATGGCCGACAGAGTTACAACGGATTATGAAGCTGTATCAATGCATAATGAAACGAGCGAGATTGTTACCAGGGAGCTAAAAGCTACACATGCAGAGGTTACTTTATCTAATGCAGTCCCACATATATTACCTGTATCTATTGCCGAAAATGAAACTGGTGATATACAGCAAAAAGAAATACTCCTTCATGCTCCGGCACAATTTGAATTTGGTACAAAAGAGCGAGAAGTCAAAGGAATCATAGAAGAATTTGATTTGTTCAATGGTATGGGGATACCGGTTTATCTTCCGGATTATGATTTATTTGCTCGTATGCAAAGAGACATAGAAACGTCTATCGCTAAACAATATGGGTTGAATCGTGTAGAAGAAATTGAAAATGTGGATCTGCTTCCTTATGAAGATATTGAAAGTGCGTATTTAATTCGTGACATAGATGTAGCTCAAATTAACCTGGATCACTCTATTCGAGCAAAGGAACTTGCTGCAGATGTTATCGCAAGTAACGACGTAAGCAAGAAAATAAATATATTTGATTCTGAAAGAAATGAATCCGCATCATTTACAAGAACAAAAGAACAGTATGCGAATGTAGATACAACACACGCATTTGAACGTATCGTAGAAACACTTGATTCTATTTATGCCGATCAACAAGAAATCGCAAATAAAGAAAATGTATTTACAGCAGCTATAGAGGTAGGACAAGAAGTTGAAAATACTTCACGGGTATTATCTGTTAAAGACATTTCCGAAACTGACGATGAGAATAAATCACAAAACATATTCGAGATACAGACAATTGTCACAGAAGAAGCAGAAAGGTTACATGAAATAAATGCCGGCATTACTGATACAGATTATTCTCATCGTATCTTCAAAGAATTACAAGGCGTATCGCCAGACGTTACATTTGCAGAAGTGAAAAATGAGTTGCAAGCAACTGTAGTTGAACTGGAACAAGCTGATAAAGAAGATACTGCAGTACTTACACATGTTGATGACATCTCTTCATTCGGATTAAAAGAACGCGTACTTATTACTGATGTAAATACTGATGAAGTTGCCAATAAAACCGAAAAAGAATTACAAGCTACCATAGAAGAGTTTGATTTATTTGAGGGCCTTGGTATTCCCGTATATCTTCCAGAATTCGATTTGTTTGGCCGTGTTCAAAAAGAACTAGAAACACGTATTGCCTTATTTAATGATTCATCTAAATCATTAAATGTGATGCAAATTAAGCTAGATAAAACAATTGAATCTGAAAAAGAAATAAAAGAACATATAACTGCAGTAATTGAAGAAGTAGCTTCGGACACCGTTCCAATTATCTTAGATGCTGAACATATAACTTTAGACATTTCTTACAAACAAGATTCACAACAAGCCCTTATTACAGAGCAAGAAGCCTTTACCGGTATACGTGAATTTGAAGGCGGACTTATCTCTGATATAACACCAGCTGATAAAGAAGTTATAACGAGAGATACAAATGTAATTGAAACTGTAGATGCAGCAAGGGAATCTGAACAATATGCAATCGTTAGTGAACAAGAATTATTAGAGCGACAGGCTATTGTAGACGCAGTGACTAACGAAGTTGATACATTTGATAGGGAATGTCAATTAGAAAGCGTCACAGAGGAATATGAACGGTTTGAACGTATACCAGAACGAGAATCAGTTCTAGAGGATAATGAACTATTCAAAATGGAGAGAGTACTAGATACAGAAAAACCAGATGAATTAATAATCATCGAAAAGGAAAATAATGATCCGAAGTTATGGGTGCGACATAGTCGCCAATCTTGGTGGACAAATTCAAACTGGAAGAAAACAAGATAAAGAGAGGGTGATGGTATGGCGTATATAGGACAAGTACTCAAAAATCCAGAAACGGGTTGGAGACGTTATGATGATAGCGATGCTCTTATTACGTATGAAGGCGCGTGGGAAATAAGGGGATCGTCTTCCGCTGCTTATGGTAAATATCATATTTGTGGTGGTAAATCAAAAATCCAATTTTCATTTGAGGGTAGTAAACTTCGTATAATAGGTTCTACTTATAAATTTTGGACTGGCACTGTTAACGTCGAGATAGATGGCGAAAAATGCGGTTCTTATAATATTTATGACCCCAATTCATTAGGGGAAAATTCTGTCCTTTTATATGAAAAGAACGATCTACAGTACGCAACTCATAACGTTGTCTTGCATGCAGATAGTACAAGTACTTTAGATGCTCTGGATTTTGGAGAACCAGGAGGGCTTGTCGTTCCTATTAAAGTCGGTGATGTATTAAAAGAACCAGAGTCTGGTTGGAAACGGTTTGATGATACGGATAGCAATATTCGGTACACAGGAGTATGGGCAAATTCAACTCATAGTGATTTTTATAACTCGACTTTGCACTTTAAACACAGTACGTCAAACAATCCACCTGATAAGAATCCAGTTTCACTCAAGTTCAATTTTATCGGTACAAGACTTAGAGTTATTGGTCTTATGAACTCGTCGTATGATGCTAACGCTACGATACTAGTTGATGGAGTGGAAGAAATAATCAGCTTCTTTAGGCCTGGTAGTCAATCCCAGACACTAGTATATGAGAAGATAGGTCTAATGAACCAAGAGCATACTGTTGAAATAAAAGGGTATTTTATAAACCTCGATGCAATTGACATCGATGCCGACGGAGAGTTAGTTCCTTTTAAACAAGAAAAAACAAAAGTATCCTTATACGAAAAAGAAAGCGGAAAAATATTTGTAGATAATTTTGATTCCGTAAATTCAAAATGGCTTATGTCACCATCAAATTCATTTAACAATGCTATCAAAAAAGGATTCTTACGTATGAATCATTCTGCAGATAAAGACGTTATGCTTTTAATCGATAAACCACAAAGTAACTTTGCAACCCAGGTTATTGCGGATTATGCTCCTACAAAAGAAGGAGATGAAGGCGGCTTACTAATCTATCAAAATGAAAAGAATAAAGTCGAGTTTCTTGAATCCTATTCTTCTAATAGTTCACAAATCAATAAAGAGTGGATGGCAATTTGTAAGGAAGATCAATGGGACTTTTATACAAAGACAGATACATTTTTTGATTATGCGGATAACGATTCATTGGCAGCAAAAAGAATTGGTGTTGTTTTAAAAAGAGGAACTGCAGAGGGATTTGTACCGCTGGACATCAATAAAATTATTATGACAACAAGCAATATGTTACGTCTGCGCCAACTATATGAAAATTATAAGGTTGTATTAAAAGATACTGCAGATAATATCCTGTCTACTAACATTGTAGCTGCAGCTCATACAGGCATTGATATTCTACTTCCTTCTTTAGAGTTTGAGGGAATCATAGAAATATATGACGAGGAAAACGAACTAATAGCAAAGAAACAAGCTACCTTTTACGGCGGGGATATGTATTGTATGGGTTCATCCCTGCAAATCAAAATGAATAGCGAAGAATTAAATACAACGGATCCAACAAACTTAGGTTACATGGTGAATAATGAGCGTATTGTAAAAATGACAATCGTAAATGACAACATCGGTGCTGCTACAAATATAAAACTATCCATTCAACAGTACATGGAGAAAGTCGGTTACACCTGGGCGCTTATTTCGTTAGATGGGACAAGCTATTCAAATGAAATACAGATTGATTCAGTAACCGCACAAAGTACGCGTGATTTTTGGGTAAAGGTTGTGAAGGATACAAATTTCCTAGCATTCGAACCAATTTATTTTAATATTCATCTAAAACATAATTGAGGTGAATACAATATGGGAACTGTAATGAAATTATATAGATATACATCCGAAAGTGAGATTACACCATCAATCCTTATTGAGAGGAATATAAAAATTACAATTGAACCAGGAAAAACTCTATATGCTCCACTAGATGTAGGTTGTAACAAATATGATATTCGTACGATTCAAGTTACAAATGATTCAAACGTTGAAGCAATGTTATTTATGTACGATCAAAAAAAGAATGGGAATCAAATCTATAAAAGCTTATCCGAAAAAAGAACATATGATATTTTATCCATTCCTTGCGAGGATAAAGATCATACAAACAAGGTCCATCTTTATATAGAAAATAGGGGCGTAGCAAACTCCACTTTTAATATTTCTATGAAAGCGATACGTTTAAGTTAAGGAGGAACATACAGAATGACAAATAAAATTTGTAAGTTACACAGACTAGAGCGAAGAGAAGTCTTTATGAAGATTATCGATGAAATGAAAAAGGCTGGGTGGCAGCAATTAAATGCTGATGCGCCATCAAAAGATAAAATTTACGTCATGTACTCAAGCGGTAACGACGGTATGAAGAACCATTCTATAGAATTGCGCCCATTCGATCACGTCACTGCAAGTAGCCAAGATATTATAGCAGGAGTATATAGGGACTATGATATAAGAGATCCTGGTAAGTCTGCTACTGATGCAAGCTTTAGATTAATTGAACGATATGATAAAGAGAAGGATGTTACTTTTGGAGGACCTGGTTCGTTCTACCCATTAAGTTTTCATCAAGGGAAAACAACTAACAACGCTAGTATTACTACTACTATTAGTAAACCAATTGCTATGGTGGACCTATATTTATACGTTGATAAAGACATTGTTATCTATTGTGTTTATGAAAACGATGATAATCTTCCAGAACGAAAAGGGAAGACTGTAATAGGATTATTTGGTATTCCAGATGAACTATATCAACAAGAACAATTCACACCTATATCTTCTCCTTTTAGTGTATTGGTGAGCGTTTGTCCAAAATGGGACCCTTATGCAGCACTGGTGGCTGCTAGAAGTAAACTTATATATGAGGGATTAAAAAATGTTTCTGTTCCTATTTTCATTTGGGATAAGGTATTTTTAAAGGCACCATCTTTAGAAGGAAATATAATATTTACATCATTTTTTATGGGAGATAACGTAGATGGATTAAGAGCAAAATTTGATGGCTTTTACACATATAGGGGTTCAAATTTTGTAACTGGTGATATCGTTGAAATTTCTCAAGATGAAGAAGTGCAGAAATATAAATTATTTAACACCTACTACTCAAGTGTATGGAGTTCATTTCCGGAGTTCAACATTGCATTAAGAGTAGAATAAGGCTGGTGATTTTATGACAATAAAAGGCATAATAATTCAACCAAAAACACTGTATCCGCCCGTACAACGTAAACCACAAATACGTAAAGGTTCAAAATTAGAAATTAGTGATATGTATATTACAGGGGTTAGGAAAACTTCTATACGAAAAGGAGTTATGTTTAATTTCTCCCGAAACGAAAGCAAAACTACTGAAAAAGCAGTAATGAAACCTCCACGTACTGAACCACTAGAATACGCGTGGAAGAAAATGAACATATAACTTTATCGAAATTGAGCGTGCTGCAGCAGGCTTTTTTATTTTGGTCAAAATTTGAAAGGAGGTGAGAACTTGGAAAGAATTCACGAACTCATCAAGGCATTGAACATAAGCGATGTTATTACAAGTACTCAATTTAAAGTAGGTGGTGCTATAGGTGGTGGATTAGGAACAATAATTAATTTGTTATACGGTAAAGCGAACTTAATTTGGATATCGATCTATTGCTGGATTATCATGCTCGACTGGATTACGGGTAGTAAAGCTTCAAAACTAGATGGAACATACTCATCACAATATGGAATTGAGGGCATCACGAGAACCGTGGTGCTTTTATCATTACCAGCTCTTGCACATTTATTTGATATTGCTCTTAAACTACCTGATTTCTTTTTCTTCATGGTAGTCGGTGGATTGAGTTACCACATTTTTAATAGTTTCGCAGCAAACTGCGCACGAATTGGCTGGGAAAAATGGATTCCCGCATGGTTATTAGAAAGTGTAGCATCCGAAATTCAAGCAAAAATCCAAAGAAGTGATGCACGAAAAGAAAAACACAATACCAAATAAAAAAATACACGCCTTACATAAGGAGAGCATTGTCAAAAGACGGTGCTCTTTTTGTTTGGCAAAAAGGGGAAAATACACAATGAAAAAACCAATTAAACTATTTAGCTCATTATTTATGACTCTATTACTCTTATTTTCGTTTGCTACGGCTTCTTTTGCCGATAGAGCACTAATTATCCAAGACTTACCGAAACAAGCATATCGCTACGGTGTGGGCGCTTATGAGGGCGTTGTAGCACATAGTACTGCAACACCAGAAGCACCAGCTATTAACATTCGAAATTATGAAGCTAGAACATGGAGAAATGCATTTGTACATTATGCTGTAGATTGGAACGAAACAGTCCAAATTGCTGATACAAAATATGTTGCTTATGGTGCTGGACCATCTGCAAATAAAAGATTTGTTCACGTAGAACTTTCTGAAACTAGCAACCCAGATAAATTTAAATCTTCTTACGAGCGTTATGTAAAACTATTAGCTAAGATTTTAAAAGATAGAGGAATTCATCCAAGCAAAGGTTTATGGACACATAAAGATATTACTTACAAATTAGGTGGAACTGACCACGAAGATCCGATTGATTACCTTCGCAGTCACGGTGTATCAGAATCACAATTCAGAGCGGACGTACAAAAGGCGTATGAAGGCGCAACAGTTACAGTTAAACCAAAACCACAAGAACCATCTCAAAACGTTGTAGGCGAAACAGGAGTAGCTTATATTGATGGACTTAACGTAAACCTAAGAAGTGGACCATCAACAAATTATGGTGTTATCCGTCAATTAAATAAAGGAGAAGCATATCAAGTATGGGGAAAACAAGGGGATTGGTTAAATCTTGGCGGTAACCAATGGATTTATAACAACCCATCTTACATTAAATATCAAGGGGAACAAACTACTACTTCAAGTTCTGTAGTAGGAAAACGTGTTGTTTCTAAAGTGGACGACCTTCGTTTCTATGACTCTGCTTCTTGGTCTGATAAAGATGTAGCAGGAACGGTAGATGAAGGACTTGGATTTACGATTGATGCTAAAGTAGCCGTTAATGGTTCACCACAATACAAAGTACACAACAGTAAAGGCGTAACATACTATATAACTGCAAATGAAGCCTATGTGTATGTAAAGTAGGGAAAAGGGTATGCCCAAACTTGGGCATACCCTTTTTTGTTTATTTCACGTAAAAAAATGGAGTTTTTTCTATAATTTAGCCTATTTTTGGAACCCTTTTCTATAATTCTTATTACATACTAAAAGGAATCTTATTTTCAAAACAGAATAGTTATATTTTAAAATTACTTTTGTATTTTTTTAGAGGAGGTGAATTA